AATCACTATCCAGCCCGGAACCTGGGTATCCACAACTGCTACCCAATTGGGTGTTTGTGCATCATTCACTTGGAACCATCCACGAGCATATTGCAGATCCAGCAGCGTCATTAGTTCCAATACCGTTCCAACAAACTCAACCGATCCAGATAGGGTATCGGTCACCGTAAATAATTCGGTACTATTAGCTAAAAAGGCCGCGTTTACACTTTGCGTATCCGCTAGGGGTATGACTTCATCCCGAACGGCCACAAACGCAGCAAGTACATCCTGTGAATCCGTTACCGTTTCTGTTTCAGTGACTAATCCTATAAAGTCAGCCAATACATCTTGTGATTGCGTGATGGTGATTGTGTCTACTACAAATCCTAGGAAGCTGCCAGTAGATGAACTTGCTTCTAGCAATACTACTTGTTCTGTTTGTGATGCAATAAAGTCAGCGTTTACATCATCATTGGTTGTTAGGGTTATGTTGTTATATTGTGCCACTGCAAAGTCAGCACTAACTGTTTGTGTAGTTGTTAATGTTTGTGATTCACTTACTGCCCCTACAAACCCTGCTGATACCGTTTGTGTTTGGGTTATTGTGATTGCCTCTGCTACATCCACAGGGTATAACGTTCCACCTAATGCGGCAAACGGTATCTGTGCAAGAGCAGCAAATCCAAACATTATAGGACTACCCAGCGACTGCCTGCGGGAACGGTAACTGTCACACCACCTGAAATTACTACTGGCCCAACTGAACTAGCACTGTAGCCTGATGGGATTGAGTAGGTAGTACCGATTGTCATATTGTTTATCACTAGCCCGTTTGAAGCAAGTAACTCTGCACCTGTAACTGTTGTTGATACAGAAAGGCTTGTGCCGGTTGCAGCGCCTATAACGGGGGTAATAAGTGTTGGGGTGCTTTGTCTTACATATATGCCTGTACCTGTACCCGTGTATTCTGCGAGGGTTGAATGATAAAACTCATTGGCAACACCACCTTGTAAGCCACCAAGTTGGTTATGTAGTACCGCTAGTGGGGATGCGATGTGCGTATTTCGTGCTGTACCGTTATAAGTAGTGGTTACTGTACGAACCCCAGTAGAGGTAGCAAAAGTAATCGCACCTAATTGGGTTAGCAATGAAATCGTAAACGCAGGTTGTACTGAAATAATATCGTACTGCGTAATACTAGTCGTTAGATTAGGTGACGCCCCACCTGCAAATAATAATTTCCAGACTGTACCTGCTACCGCTGCCTCATTCACATAAGTAGTTAAGGTAGAAATCGTCACCACGGTATCAGATGTTCTAGCTGTAATTTGGTACAGACCTTGTGGAGTTTGTAAGTATGACGCTAGGGTATTAGTCGCTGACGCAACAATCTCGGTTGTTGCAAACGGTGTCCCTGCTGATGCGGTAGCTGTTCTTGAAGTACCTGTACCAGTAGTAGTGACTGTACCTGTTACGAACGGTAAGGCAGCATACATCTGACGACTGACGGTAGTATTTACACCGCCTATTGAACTTACGCTAGCGAATACTGTAAAATCCCATGTACCAGCATCAAGCGTTGTTCTGCCTAATGCAATAGATAACCATGCCGTACCTGCCACCGTACCGTTGATTGTTGTTATCGTAGCTGTTTGTTCAGCAGTTGTAATGGGGGTAGCTGATAGCGTAAAGATAGCTAAAGCACTATTCGTGCCTGATGCTGTAATCTGTGGAGTAGCATTGTAGTACTCAACACCGAACCCTGCACTAATAGAGCTTGCTGCCCCGTTTACCCAATCTGTACCATTGTATTTTATGATTTGGTCAACGGTGGGTGCAGCAATAATTACATCAGTAAGTGAATCAAGTGCCGAGTTCATCGTTGTAGCGTTACCAACAGAAGTTACTGCACCCGTTAGATCGGCATTAGTTACCACCGTAGCGGCATTGCCTACCGATGTTACCCCACCTGTTAAGTTAGCGTTGGTTACTACTGTTGCCGCATTACCTACAGAAGTCACGCCACCTGTTAAGTTAGCGTTAGTAGTTACAGTACCTGCGGTTAAACCTGATGCTGTACCTGTGATATTAGTACCTACAAACGCTGCTGGTGTACCTAAACCAATTGCATTGCCTGATGCATCTAACCACACACCCTTTTCAGAAGGATAGGTTACAAAAACATCTTGTGTACCAGAAGAGAAGTTAGTTAGTGACCCCCCATTAGATGATGCTAAAACAGTTGTTCTAGCTAATGTAGTACCTGAAATTGTATAAGTACCTACACCAACTTCCCAGTTTGGGCCACCTTGGTCTGCAATACAGTAGTAGCATGTATTAGTATCACCGATAACGGAAAAAGACTGATAGCCTGTGGAGGCTCCAAGCAGTGTTACCGTGCCCGTACCGGGCGAATTAGCGGTTTCTTTTACCCTATCCCGTAAGACTAACGCCATTTGTGGCTCCTAATTAAGCAGCTGTTGCAGCGTATGTAACAGATAATGTATCGCCTGATGTCACAATCTTATTGCCGGCAGTAAAGTCACCTGCACTGAACAAGGTGCCTGTTGTATCGTCTTTAGTAGCTGAACCACCAATATTGATGAAACAACCTGCCACTGTACCAGAACCTGTCATTGCAAATACAACTGCTGCTGATGTAGTTTTAACACCACCTGATGCTGAACCAAATGTTGGAGTTTTACGAGTGCCTGTGTATGTCGGAGCATTAGCACCGCCAACTTCATCCCAAGTAACGTGTGAGGCTTGTGTATCAGCGATATCAGCTGTACCTACACCTTTTAGACCCATTACTACAGCACCTGAGGCAGAATTACCTAATACGGTGTCCATGGTTAGGTTTTTACCTACTGTGGTCACTAGATTGTGGATATCGTCTTTCCATTTTAAAGAGCCACTAGCATCATGGCACTCAACGGTGTAATAGCCTGAGATACTTGTCACTTCTGAGTGGCTGGCACCTCTGTCTACTGTGGCTTCACATACGTCAGCCATTTGTACTTTTTCTTTAAACATTTTTAACTCCTTAGATGATTCTAATAATAGCGCTTGACGCATTATTTGGGGGAAAACGAATGGTAAATGTATTATTTACTGAAACCTTCTCTGATCCAAAATTTAACACCGCCACGGCCCTATTGCCATTTGATGCATTATATACTAAAGCCCCAAATGCTGTAATAGTTGATGCGGTAAATGAAATATCACTGAAACTGGTGTAGCCGATCGTTCCAGATACCGAAGTACCAACCTTCGTTAGAGTACCCCCTCCTGCAGTATAGGATCCGCTTGCAGCCACCTCCCCCACAGTCGAATACACCGTAGTAGAAGCGTTTAAAACAGCGGCATCAGTGTATAAGGCAATCTTAAAGGTATTGCCTCCCACCACATCAAAATCATGCAATGCCTGCAAGAGTTCTTGTTTAAAGGAGGAGCATAAGGTCTGTGTAATAGCCATTTATAGTCCTTAGTTAGGTGAAGGAGACTGGACAACAAGCCTGGCCATACCATCCCTGTATTCATCACGGCGACGGCGACCTTGTTGCTCCACACCAAGCCCTTGAATAGCTTGTTTGTAGCTATTTTCAAAGTATGCCATCATGTCTGGAGGTCCTTTTGTATAGCTATAGGCTTGTATCAAGCATGCATATAAAAGCGCTTCAGGGGCGTTAATACTGACCCATGTTTCGGTATTAGTAGAAGATAATGTAGTAGGCTTGCGAATATAACCTATTTCTACTGAAAAGTTGGCATTAGGGGTAGGGGCAATGTAAAACGTGTTTTGATCCCATACGGAATAAAATTTAGGAACACCCGTTGTAGTGCCATCTACCCAATATTCTTTTAAGAAAGAGGTATCTCTAAATTCTAGGAAAATTTGATCACCGGCTGCATCTGTTAAGATTAGGTACCGGTGTGTAAGCAAGTCAGTCGGAGCCGTTAAAAATCTATTGCCACTTGTCATCGTTCCGGTAGATTCTTTTTTAAAGTCATCAAGGTCGATGTCCCTAAGAATCCTATTTTCAGACATTGTAATAAATGTATTAATCACAGGCTCAGTAAATACATTACTGCCCACTTCGGTGTAGTTTCTAATATTTGTTACTAGTTCATCATATGTCATGTTATTTCCACCGTAACTGTTCCTAGCGCACTTACTGCATATAAATCCCTATCTTCTGTAGCAGGACGCATATCTATGGTATTCGTTGCACTTCCTCTACTCTGAAACGCCGTGTCTCCAGGCGCTCCTACAAACACAACCAGAGGCTCTACTCGATCGGGCCTAGGTTGCTCAAGGGCTTGGGCATCTGCCACAAACTGCAAGGGCTCTAGCTGAGGCTCTTTTGGTTCATAGTCGTCTGGACAGACTTTAAATCCGCGCCAGTTTTTTCTTAATACGTTGTACGGGTACCGCTGTCCGCAGTAATCGCATAATCCAAACGCGTACTTACCAGAAGCATATGCCACATTAATATCCCATTACGTCTGGTACAAAGTGGGCGCTTGCGGTATCCCTATCCTCTGCCGCTGCACGTGCAAACTCTTCTTCATATAGCGCTTTTAAAGCGGGCGTACGATCAGGAGTAAATTTAAGAGACAAGTAATAAGCCAGTCCAGCAGCTAGACAAGGCAAGAAACGGAAATTAACATCCGCTGTATTGGAGTATTCCCCCGCGTCGTCCATTCGTTTAATACGATAGTACCTAAGTTGATATAAATTGGAGGCACTAGGCGTTGGGTACAGGTATACTTTAGGAATGTTGGTACGTTCCACATATAACTGGGCAGGCCTTGCCTGTGTTGATTTATCCGGAATATGCAAGTACTCGGCACGACTAATCCTATCAATTACAATGTCTACAGAAGGGCTTTGGGCCAAATCTCTGATAACGGCTGAGAGCACGTTTACAGTATCCGTATCCAACACAACTTCTATTTGACCGACCGTCAGGTTAGCTGTAGCAAGTTCAATAGTCCAAAGGTTCAGGCCACGATTTGCCCACTCTAAAAACATTAGATTGAGTGAACGACGAGCTGTTTTAAGTTGATTTCCGTTGGTCATTTGCATGCCACAACGTTCAAAAGACTCCTCTATAAGCTCGTCAATCTGTAGATCAAATATCGTGGTACCTGAAGTAGCCATTTAGCAACCGCCACCTTTTTTCATTTTTTTAACTTTACCACCACATTTCATGCCCATTGCCATACGTTTGTGAGGACTTACGTCACCACCCTCAGCTAAAAACACAGGACCTGTAGTTTTACTAGTTTCTGATACCATCTTGTTTCTAGGGCCTTTTTCAATACAACCACCACCACCTGTTGCTGCGCCCATTCCTCTTCCAGCCATAATATTTCTCCTTAGTTAAATTACTACTACTTTGTCCAGTCCCAATGCGCGTTAAAATATTGTAACAAATATATTCCTAGCGCACTTAGCATTGTTACTATCAGACCTGTTAGTGTTTTATCAATAACCGCTTGCCTAAAGGCATCCCGTTTAGCTTCTGCTTTAATTGCTAATCTAACCCAAGTAATCTCTTCTGGTGTTAGTGGATGCTCTGAAGCTACTTGGATTATCGTTTCTTTAATCGTAGCTTGTATAAGCGCCAACAGCTCCGTATTATTCACTCTTCTTTCATCTCCTGAGTACATAATTTACCCTAACTACCAGTAATGTTGTTTTTAACTAATACTATATTGAAATATGCACTTGCAGAGTTGTTTGCAGAAGAACCTATTGCAGTTGCTCCTATGCAATTCTTTTCCGGTACAATGTATGGGTATGTAAAATCATACTGCGCAGAGCCGTTATTTAGCGTTGATACCGCACCTACACGAACAATACCATCTGTGCCACGCTGTTTAAGGAACGCAGTAACAGAAGTAGAACCAGTAACCTGCCCTGTAGTGACACCGCCTGTAGTTAAATAGCCTGTGTATCCAGCTGGAACACAGTAATGCGCAGTTGTGCGGTTGTTGTAGCCAGTTGCAATGATGTCGTATAGCACTGCTGGAACACCTGCTGTTACTACGCCTGTACCTGCATTAATATTACCCGCATTTACGCCGCCTGAACCTGCTGTAGTTACGTAAAACCCGTTTATATAAAGGTAGCTATTCCCTGTATTTACAGAATTTTGTCCATCTAATAATACTGATTCGCTAACCTCGTTATAGTCTGCGTCAACCCCAAATATAGCTACTGTACGCGCACCAGTACCAGCAGCGGTATCATCTGCACTACTAGAACTTATTTTAAGCACTGAAGCTACAGTTGGATGTGGTACGGTCCCTCCATCAGGCCATATAGATTCTTCAGATGTATCTACATCGGGATTGTACCCAAATACGTTTACTACTTCATGGCCAGTAATCTGACCACGAGCAACTTGAAGCTCAAAGGGTTCATATGTCCCTACTTGAGTGATTGAACGAACTACACCTAGATTTGCCATAATTAATCTCCTTAGATTAGAGCGTTAATTAAGCTGTACGTGTGAATGTATAGGCAGTTGCACTTGAAAACATTAGCGTAAAGCGAGCTTGACCTGTAACGCCTGATGGTACTGTTAGTAAACCAGCACTTGCGCCAACAGCGGCAGCTAAAGCAGATTTAATACCATTAGTAGCAACAGCCATAGTAACAACGTCAGCACCAGCTGTGTTATCAATATACAAGTCTAAGATAGTACCTTGAACAGCACCAATTGCCGCACCAAGTAAAGTACCTGTAGGAAGTGTAATTGTTGTTGGAGCCGCTGATGTAGAAGTAATATAACCTGTAGCTACTTGTGCTGCTGTAGCTGTTGCAGTTGCGTTAATCGCTACTGGGGTGTGTGTTGTTTTACCAATTGCGATACTGCCTACTACGTTACCTGTTACATTGCCTGTTAATGCGCCAATAAAGCCATTTGTGGATGTGACTGGACCCGAAAAGGTGGTTGATGCCATGATGATTCTCCATATAGAGTAAAGCTTAATAGTCTTATATGCGTCTGCCGGGACAGTCTACTAAGCCGGATAAATCCCGGTTGATACAGCATTTATACTAGTGTTTACGTTGGTTGTCAACATAAATTAGGCGCAGATTTGGTAGTTATTTCATGTAACGCAGAAAGCCGAAAAACTCGTTACTTACTACATCCTCTGGTGTCGGCTTAACCGCCTGAACTTGCGTGTAATATTTTACACATTATTAAACGCAAAGTATTTAGGGTTAAATATATTAGACACAAAAAAAGCCCCACTTTTAAAGTGAGGCTTCTTTATTACACAGGGAGCTTATTAAGCGCCTTGTGAACCGTACATACCTAACGGGTCAGACCAACCGAATGAATAACGTTCGCGTGATTTGTAGCGTACGTTACCAGTATCAAAGTCACCGTCCATTGAGTTGCTTAATGGTGTACGAACAAAGTGCTTCATACCATTTGGCACATCAGTAGTTAGGAACCATGCGTTTGTGTCGGTCAAGAAGTGGTTAATTGCGTAACCTTCTGGGATTGAACCGTTGTTTTTGATGGCGTTGATATCGTTATCAGCAGTACCTACGCGTAACTCAGTTTCTAACAAGCGTGTTGCAACGAATTGCAATGCTGGTGGAACGATAAGTTTTTTAGGTTTAGCTGCAATCAAAAGACCGCGCTCATCAGTCCAAGCTGCGATTTGAATTACGGCGGCTTCCAAAGAAGTCTCGTTCAAGTCAGCTGGAGTTGCTGGAATGTTACTGTTAACACCGCCACTTACTAAAGTGTGAGTTGCAGAGAATAAAGTAGTACCGTCACCACCAGTGTAACCAGCAGTGAAGCCGTTATTCAATACAGCCGCAGCTTTAACTTGTTTAGTGTATGCCATAGCACGAGCCAGACCTTTTGTATAACGAGCAGACAATGAGTCATACAAGTTATCTTCAATAGCCTCTTCGGTTAAGCTGAAGCCTAACGCGATGGTTTCGTGGTTGTAGCGAGCTGTCCAAGCTTCTTGAGCATTGTCATAAGCGATGGCAGAACCCTCGTTTTTAACAGGTGCAGCTGAGAAGCCAGACAATTTTGTTTCTTCTTCGAAAGAACGTTCTGATGATTCAGTTTCGTAAATCTCAGTATGCTCTTGACCGTAGCGAGCATATTCTAAACCGAACAATGCATTCAAGCCCGGTAATAGTTCTTTAAGTAGTTGTGCGCGTGAAATAGCCATGATTTAATCCCCTTAAGCGTATGCCAAACCAGTGGCGTTGTTATATTGGTGAATACCAAAGTTGATTTTGACAATAACTTCACTGTATGTAGTAGCTGAAGGTGCTGTCGCTGGAACAACATCGATAACACGAACTGGGAATGTGTTTGTAGCAGCTGGTGATGTACTTAATACTGAGTAGCTAGAGTTACCAGTAGTAGTAGAACCTGCAGTGGCTAATACTGACATGTTAGTGCCAATAGCATTCTGAGTTACTGTTGCCATAGTAGTACCTGCAGAACAAACTGCTACTTGGAACAATGTATCTGGGTCGTCTGCGACAACTGCAAATATTTTTGTGCCTGAAGCAATAGCTTGAGCAGCTGGGTAATACTGTTGTTGTTGAATTTGACCTGTTGATGAGTTAGTGAATTGAACACCTAAGAACACGCCGCAAGGGGTATTAGCCGTTGTGCCTGTATCTTTTTCAATAGTGCCACCAATAACACGTTTTACAAAGTCACCGTAAAAAATATTTGCATTGTAGCCTGATGCAATTTCCATCAAGCGGGTAGAACCTGCGAACACTTGGCCGCCGATTAAGTTAATCGGTTTAAGGCCGTATGGCGCTGAAACTGTTGGATAAGCCATTATTAGCTCCTTAATTAAATTTATGAACCTTTGCCAAAGGTACTTGTAGACTTGCTCTCTTTAAAGAGCGGCATCCGTGGGTCACTTTGACGCATAAGATTATTGTCCACAGCCTCCGTTTGTTCTTGTGTTGATTTGGCGTAATGAGCATTACGTTGGTCAACAAATTCCTTAGGAGTCTTGCATAACAATAAACCGCCGACTTCAATGTTGTCTTTAAAACGACTCGTTGGGTCAACTAACAGTAAAAATTTAGGTTGTTCTTCAACCTTAACTGGTTCCCAACCTTCTCTGAGCTTGGCAGAAAGATTACGCGGGTCAGCGTTGTTTAAAGTAGAAACTCGAATCCACCGATAAGCATAACCATCTTGTTTATCTGGCTCAGGCAACAACTCTGGAGGTGTCCACTGTTTAGGACGTTCAGTTTGTTGACGGTTACTAATTTCTCTTGGTGTTCTATTATCGGTCATTTTGGGACTCCAATTTTGTTAATTCACGAGCATATTGCTCAGGTGTTAAATTAAATTTCTTAGCCAAACCTAGTTGTGTTGGGGTAAGCTTTACTCTTTTTGGAGATGTGCTTCTAGTTGCCGGCGCAACAATATTGCTTGGCTTTTTAGCAGAAGGTTTGATTTCTGTCTCTGATGTATCATCATCAAATTTTTCTGGAAAGCGCTGACGCATTTCTTTGTCAATCACGCTGAAGTAGTGAGCCGAACCCAGGGCTACGCCTTCTTTCTCCAATCGGCGATGGATACCCATTGCTAGGTAACTCATATCGTCATCTGTACCATACCAGCTGTTTTTGTCCAGCCATGCTTGAGTATTTGGCTCAAGGCGTTGTGGTTGTTGTGGCATTTGTACATTAGTTTCTTCATCTTGTAAAGTCTCTTCTGCAAATTCCGGTTTATATTGGTCAATTTGCTGAGATTTCATCTTCACATCAATGAGTTTTTCTTGCGCTTCGCTTAGTCTCTCTGAATCACCAGAGTCATATGCGTCTTTGTATTCACGTTTAGCGTCATCTAATTCACGGATAACATTTTCCTTGTAGGTGTTTACTAGCGTTTGTTCGCCGGTAGATAAACGTCCTTTAAGGTTTTTGTTCTCGTTAACAAGCTGTTGTGCTACGCGAATGGCTTCTTGCTGTTCACGCAAAGCTTCTTCTTTAGCTCGGCGCTCATCATGCATAACCTTTTTCATTTGCAGCAAGCGTTCTTTAGCTTGCCCTGTAAATGCTTCTAAGTCGTCGTTGTCAATTTCATCAACAATGTTCTTTGGCATAGGAGTAGCGTTCTTCCTATCTTCCTCTGGAACGTCATCAACAATCTCAATCTCAATCTCTTCTTCTGCTGCCTCAGGTTCTTCGTCTGGAAAATTAAATTTGTTTAATTCTAACTGTGCCATTTTGGGGCCTCCTATACTCTTGAAATACCACGAGGGTCACTTACTACACCCTCAACGGAATCGTCGTTAATAATTCTAAATTCACGGCCGTGTATCTTTAACCGTGTGCCAGTGTTTGGTCTAGCTAAAATAAAATCGCCTACCTTGCACCAAGGGCCAGATGGGAAACGTGTTGCATCTTTGTAGCAATCTGGTCCAACTTTCACTACAAAAAACACTGTAGATAAAACTTCTTCATAATGCATAGTAGAATCAGCTTTGACTATCCCGCTTGCATATTCTTTATCTATCTCTGGAATAGCACATAAGATGTGATATCCAGAAGGTTCTGGCAATTGAGTTGCTTTTTCTTCGTCTGTTGCTTGTGGTTTATAAGAGCCTACTATTTGTGGATTATTGGGGTTTGTGCCAATAAGTATCTCACTAGTCATCTATTGTCTCCATACGTTGATTGAGGTCTGTTATTGTTAAACATGCAGATTCAAGACCTCGTATCTGGCCACATGCGTATTTATACTCTTCATAGCTTGTACAATTGCCAGCACTGATAGCCTTTTGGAGCATATCAATCCTTTCCTTGTATTCGCTTAGAAGGTAGTCAATCTCTTTATTCATTATTCATTCCCTTTTTGAGGTTTTTGAGATTGAGCAATGGTCTGCCCAATTTTTACTCCTTCTTGCATTTTCTTAAATTCCATTTCTTGTTGGTCTTTAGCGGTTTTTGCGCCCACTTGTAAACCAGCAATACGTTCTGCAGACTTGATACGCTCTTCTTCAATAGCAATTTGGTCTGCTTTAGCAGCTGCGTCCATAAGGTCTTTCTCTTTCTTACGTTTCTCTTCAGCTTCTTTAAGCTCCAATTCCTTGGCTTGCATTTGGATAACTGGGTCTTGAGCAGCTTGTTGAGCTTGTTGAGCTGCAACTTCTGTTTTATTGCGTTGTAACAATGCATCAGAAGCTTTGGCCGCCATAATGGATATTTGAACTTCCATGTCTTTTGGTATGCCTTCGTCTTCTTCGCCTGTTGGCAATGGTAGGCCAAGCATTTCTTCCATCTGTTTGCGGTATTCAAACGCTAAATGCTCGCTGATATGAGCCGTTGCTGCAGCCGCAATAGCTTGTGCTTGTGGGTTTTGACCAATAAGCGCTGATATTTTTGGGTCTTGCATGGCGTTCATATGCACTTGGATATGAGCTTGATGGTCTTGGTATAGGAAAGCTTTAACAGGCTTCATGTTAATTAAGTTCATGTTCTCTGTTATTGGGTCCATTGGCATTTGGTCATCTTCAACCGGTACCAACTTCTTAGCGTTCTTAATACCTAACACCTCTAACATCTGACGGTGTAACAATGACATGTTGTAGAGCTGTGGTGCAGACTGGGCTAATTGCAGAACGGCCTGATATTGAACAACCTTCTGGCTCATTGTTGCAGCATTTGGGTCTGATACAGGGATGACGTCTACTTGGTCGTAGTCTGACTGTTTGGCAAAACGGCTGCCTTCATCTGGTTCGTAGCTGTACTCTTCAGGAGTATAGTCACGAATGATATCCCTGATTAAGCCTAGCTCTTGTTTTAATGAGTAGTGAACGCGGGCCTGAACGGCTGACATTACTTTTAATGTGCGCTCAAGTATGGCAAGTGTTGTGCCAACTGGGCTGTTTGCTGACATATCTGAGATTTGTAAGTCTGCAGCTGAAGCAAAGCGCCTTCCTTCTTCCACAATGGTACCTAGGAGGCTGTATAAAACCTGGCTAGGCTCCTTGTATGGAAGCGGCATTATATTGTCTCTGAGCGCTCCTGATGGAACGTCAACATCGCGGAACTCGCCTGGGGCTATAGGCGTGTCATCACCTTTAACACGTAGTCCACGGGTTTTAAAACCACCCGGAAGATTAGATAGTGTACCTGCATCAACAAGTTGGCGGATGATAGAAGTGCCAGATTTAGCAAAAGCACCGACAAGATGAATAAGCCCAAAACAGTAAAAACCAAAGCCCGGAACATATCCATAATGAACAAAGTGATTTCTTTTTTGGTGGGTATCATCTTCTGGTCTCCAGTTACGGCGAATAGATAGGACGTTTTGAGTACCTTTCTCTACTGTTACTATATAAGGTAGGGCAATGCCTGTTTCTTTGCCGTTTTCATCTTTATGTTCAAAGCCAGCTAGGTTTAAATTGACTTGGATTTCCAATAACTTGTATCGGTCATCGGATGTAGCGCTGAAGCCCATCTTTTCTGCAATCTTTTTCTCTACTTCATCAAATGCTGTAGAAGGTTCGCCTAAGTCTATGTCTCTATAGAAGCCACCTATCTGTAAACGGCGTAATTCGTTCTCTGTTTTACGCATAACATGGGTTACACGTTCAGCTGTTTGTAGATTTGACGCGCCGTAAGGGACAATTAAGTCTTCTGCCGGGACAAATATTGAGGTTTGACGGTTTAATGCTGGGTCAAAGTAGACTTTTTTGAAAGCATTACCAGAAAGTCCCAAGCCCCACGCCATTCTTTCGTGTTCTGGGCGGAATTCCGGCATTTTTTCCATGATTTGGTAGTTCATGTCCTTCTGAACGCGGTCAGCAGCACCCATTTTCTCAGGTGTTTCCTTACCAATGACCAAAGTTTTTACTGGACCGGTAGCTGGGACTGTCTCCATCACTGTTTCAGCCTGGAATTTAACCAATGCTTCAGATAATAGTGGGTGATAAACGCCACATGCGCCATCCCATGGCTCAGAACGCTCTTCAATCTTCATGCCAAGTAGCTCTAAGCCGTCTACATAGGTCTGTATCCAGTCTTTGCGTGAGTTAATGTCGCCTTCAACGTCATCTATAAGCTCATTACAGATGCTCATCAACTCTTTTTCATCAACGTATTCGGCTAAGTTGTCGTCAAAGTCATCATCGTCTTCTTCTAATTCTGGCATTAGAGAGATTTCCATCCCATCGATACCAATATTGACCTGTTCTGGGTCAACAATTTCAATTTCAAGCGGCTCCTGTTCCTGAGAAATTGCTTCAAGACCTAATGGTGCTGCATATAACGATTTATCTATTGCCATAATAATTTCCTTTTAATAGTAGGCGGCTCTGCGACTTGATTTAAATTGTTTAATTTCATCTTCCTCATCCGAGTCTAGCCGTATGAATCCGCCTTTTCTAAAACGGATTAATGCTTGTGTTGTAGAGTCAACTAAGTCATCGTGGTCTGAATTGGGAAAAGCTGCGAGTTCTTCAATGACTTCTTCAGCCCAACGCTTACGAGGCGCCCACACTTTTCCGGATGCAAACATATCAGCAACAGAGTTTACTCTTGAAATCTTATCATTTCCACGAGTGGGTGTATATTCTTGCACAGGAATACCCATTCTCCTAAGCTCAAATACTAATGGCGCACCAGAAGCTTTAGCCTCGACTACGCATGCATCAGGCTCCCACTCGGTATACATATCCATGGCCCTTCTTTTTAAATCAGGGAACTCCAGCCGTTCTTTTAGGGCGTCAAGCAAGATGATGTTTGCGTTGTTTGGGTCTTCGTTTATATAGAATACACCCCAAGTCGTACAGGCCGAATAGTCTGAACGCTCGTTCTTAGTAAATGCCGTATCCCAGGACTGAATAATAAAGTCACATGGCGGCGGTCTATCTTCCTCCCATAGTTTCCACCACTCCCTTTTTACAATCGCGCCTTCTTCACCGGTAGGGTTTTGTTGATACTGGGCAGACCACTTAGATAAGGGAAGCTCGTTTCTAAGTTTCAGTAACTCGTTTAGTGACCAGAACTCCGGCCATAAAGGTTTTTCATTTGGCATGATAGCTGGAAGCTCAATTACTTCCCACTCATCGCCGTCCCTTTCAACCATGCTCTGTAACACTCGACCAGTTAAGTCCCTTTTACCCCAGCGGGTCATAACAATAACAATGGACCCTCCTGGTTGTAGACGCTGCCTAGGGCCTGAGGTAAACCACTCATGCACCTTATCATAGACTGTAGG